GCGCTCTCCATCCCATAAGAACAATCTTGGATTGTTCCCCCGAATAGGCTCTAAGAACTAGGGCTTATGACTGAGACTAAAATCTAAAATCAACAATCAGGAGATCTAAAATCATGAATCGCAACGAAAGCATCCTCGCTACCGGCTCCATCGGTGAAAAGCTCGTCCTCGAGTACCTCAAGAGCACAGGTGAGTACGACCGAGTCGCCTTTAGCGAAAACGTGTACGACATGCACAAGGACATCTCTGCCTCAGCAGAGGGCCTCAAGCGACCGCTCAAGGTCGAGGTCAAGACTCGCACCGTGATCCGTAAGCACTACGCAATGCCACTTGAAAAGAACCAGTGGTACAAGGTCGATACCGCTGACAAGCTGTTCTTCATCACCAATCCATCTTCTAAGGACGAGCCCGTTCACATCTACGAAGCCGTGGGTGACTGCTACACGACTCTAAAGGAGTTTGGACCTCGCAAGACCGAGACCCGCATGTACGACCTCGGTAAGATGAAGATCGTAAAGTCCATCGATGACCCTGAAATCATCGGCAGACTCTATGAACTTTCTGTTTCCACTTATAAGCAATAAGTGGTATACTATAATCATTAGGCATTGAAGGAGTACTCCATGACCGACCGCGAATCAGTGAACGTTCTTCAAGAGTGCATCGACCTGCAGCTCAAGAAGAGCCGAGACTACCAGAACCCGAACTCAAGCATCAAGCAGGCCGACTACTACCCGAACGGTTGTATGACCCTGTTGGATACCATTCAGGCGAAGGTACTGAGGATGCGGTCGGTCATGGAGGCGATGCAGAACGACCCGACGTACAAGCCGAACTTCGAGTCGCTCGAGGACTCGGCCAAGGACCTCATCAACTACGCCTCGTTCTTCGTGGCGTACTCCCGCGGCAAGGTCGACGGTCAGAAGGCCGACCGCGACTTCGTCAACCGCAAGATCGACACCACCAAGAACGTGAACCCGGTCCTGTACGACAGCATGGACAACTACGGCGGCGCTCTCGGCTTCATCGGCGAGACCGGTAGCTCCGGTCGTGTCGGCGTCGTGGGATCGACTGCTCACTGGGGGAACGCGTTCGGCGCTAACGGCGGGACCGAGCGATGATCAAGATGAACACCGTAAAGGACATCCGCAGCTACTTCAAGACCGCCCTGGCCTATGAAGAGTTCGTGACCGACAAGACCGGTGTTAAGACCATCGAGATGATCGGCGCTCAGTTCGTGGCTGACGAGCCCGCGATCTTCGGAACCGTCGACGAGGACTACGTCAGGCGAGAGCTGGCGTGGTATCGCTCGATGTCCCTGAACGTCAACGACATCCCCGGCGGTCCACCCAAGATCTGGCGTGACGTGAGCGACGTCAACGGCTACATCAACTCAAACTACGGATGGTGTATCTGGTCGTCAGTCAACGGCGAGCAGTACAAGCACTGCTACAACCAGCTCAAGAGCGATACCAATTCGCGTCGCGCCATCATGATCTACACTCGACCGGAGATGCAGTATGACTACAACACCGATGGACGATCTGACTTCATGTGCACTAATACCGTGCAGTATCTCATTCGATCCGGTGAACTCTACGCCCTCGTCAACATGCGCTCCAACGATGTCGTTTATGGTTATAAGAACGACTACGCGTGGCAGGCCTACGTCCAACAGTCGCTTGCCGCGGACATTGGATGCGAGGTTGGCCCTATCATCTGGAACGTCGGCTCCCTACATGTCTACGAGCGTCACTTCGGACTGGTGAAGTAATGAAGAACACTCAGCACCAGTGGGACGATAGGTTCTTGGACTTGGCCGCTCAGATCGGCGGCTGGTCCAAGGACAGCACCAAGATCGGGGCCGTGATCGTGGACGACAACAAGCGCATCCTCTCTCAGGGATACAACGGATTTCCTCGTGGAATTGAGGACCACCCGTCTCGTCTCGATAACAGAGAAGAGAAGCTCAAGTACATAGTCCACGCCGAGATGAACTGCATCTACAACGCCTGCCACTCGGGTGTCTCCCTCAACGGGGCCACTCTCTATGTGTCGGGTCTACCGACGTGCTCTGACTGCGCCAAGGGTGTCATACAGTCCGGTATCAAGCGCGCCGTCATGAAGTTCGACTTTGAACTGCTGAGGGGTCCGTGGGGAAAGTCCTGGATGACAAGTCAGCAGATGTTTAGTGAAGCAAACGTACAATATGAGATACTGAATGACACGCGTAATATTTCTCGGATTGAACCCGGCGAGGCCTAAGAAGAAGCTCAAGAACAGCGCGCTCAATCGCCTGTCCACTTGGTACGACTCTCTCGACATCGGCTTCGTATCGTTCTCCAACCTCACCGACGACGTCGACTGGGACTTCGATCTCAAGAAGATCGACCACGACTATGTCCTATCGCTACTGCAGGGCTACGATAGGGTCATAGCTCTGGGAGGCGTGGTGTCCAGGTTCCTCACTAAATACAATGTCTCTCACCTGCAGATGCCGCACCCGTCCTACCGGAACCGCGCGCTCAACAGCAGAGAGTACGAACTTGAACAGCTCGAGAAGTGTCGAGCATACTTGAGGTCAACATGAAGATCCTGATAACCGGTTTCAACGCCGAGCAGTGCACTCGAGACTACTACGTCAAGAAGCAGCTGCAGGTACTACTAACTCACTACTCCACGATTCGCTGCCTCGAGGACATGGGTCACGAAGTCGAGCAGCGACCAGTCAAGATCGGCGAGGACCTGTCGAAGTACGACAGGGTCATCCTGTTCTTACATCCCATGCAGGGCTTTTCTCAGTATCGCTACGACGGTCTGTGGACGGCGTTCGCGCGTCCCGACTGCATCATGGCATTCGACGACTGGCAGGTCGACCAGATCCACACTCAGTTCAAGCAGTACAAGGTCGAGCTGGAAGAGCGCGGCGATCGCCCGTTCAGAGAGTACATGATCGACCTGTACTACGGCCAGACTCCCGTGGAAGAGCTGAAGGCGCGCAAGAGCGAGTTCATCGAGGCGTGCGACATCATCCTAGCCAAGACCAACAAGCTGATGATCTGCGCCTTCAAGGGCGGGGACCTCTCCCTCATGAAGCTCGACTGGAAGGGCGAGCTGTTCCAGTACGATCCCAACCCGTACAACCTCAACAGGCGATACGAGAACAACTACGGCGTAGAGGCATCTGCCCTCGAGCTGGCGATGCGCGAACCTGAGGCCACGGCGGCGGACAAGCAGAGGAAGTGGATCTTCTCGTCGCTGGTGCAGAACCGTACCCGCAAGTGGATCGACAAGCAGAACATCTCCGTGTGGCCCATAGAGTACTACGGCGCCAAGCGCGGCGAGTACAAGGGCGAGCGCGTCAAGGAACCGCAGATGTGCGAGATCTTCAACAAGAACTGGGGTGTGCTCCTCCCCGGCTACTACCACGCCGGTTCCGGATGGTGGCGCGGTCGCATCCAGCAGACCATGGACGCCGGCTCTATCCTCGTGGGAGATGAGAAGGAGGGCAGGGTCCTGGGTGACGCCTTCGTCGGGTACAACGCCCACGACGTCGAGCAGATGGACCTAGGTCAGCTGGCCACTCTCGCCAAGAGCCAGCACGACTGCTTCTACGACAACCATCCCCTTGATAAAAATATCCAGAGAGCGGCTATGACGCGTATCCTCGAGTCATAAATACAACAGTGAGGTGACAATGAAATACGCGAGCATAGTTCCGCTCATCGGCGGAGAGACAATCGGCATGGAGCGGGCCTTCGGTAAGAGGCCCGAGTACATCCTATCCTACACGCCGTTCATGTCGAACGACGCCCATCTACTCAAGTACTACGACAACGAAGTACCCTACATCCTCCTGGACAAAGAGCACGACGGGTCCATGATCACCGAGGTGGACGTGGTCAATACAGTGTGCCCGTGCGCCGGTCTATCCATGATGCACCACTCGTACGGCGATCACAACCAGAACAACAAGTGGATGATCGAGACTGCGAACTACGTTCTCGGTACCATGAAACCGAGAGTGTTCTGGGGTGAGAACTCGCCGCACTTCGCCGGCAAGATCGGCAAGAACGTGCGCGAGCAGCTCTTCAAGATCGGCCGCGACAACGGCTACACTATGACGATCTACCGTACCAAGTCGATGTTACACGGACTCTGTCAGGTACGCGAGCGCTCGTTCTACTTCTTCTGGAAGGACACCAAGGTCCCCCTGATGGAGTACTACCGTCGTCCGCACAAGACCATCGAGGACACCATCCTCGCCGTGAAGGGCAACTTCCAGATGGAGCCCATCAACCCGAAGACTCCCACCGACGACCCGTACTACCAGTTCATCCTCAACGTCATACACCCAGGGCTCAATCATACCGAGTTCGCGGCTCAGCTGCAGCCGGCCAAGGCCCGCGGCAACGACGTCCTCGCCTACATCGAGGCGTGTGGATACGACTACAAGCAGGTCGCAGAGTGGATGGGAAAGAACGGGTACGACCGCGAAGTTCCAAAGTGCGAGCGACGTTACGAGAAGCTCAAGGCCGGCGGGAGCATCATGCGCCGATCGACCGTGGTTCCCAAGGACTACATCGGCGCGTTCGTGGGCCACTACCCGTACTCTCTCACTCATCCCGTGGAGAACCGCTACATCTCAGCCCGCGAGGCAATGGCGATCATGGGCATGCCGGAGGACATGGAGCTCATCGATCCCAAGAAGAACTCGAACCACGTCTGTCAGAACGTGCCGGTCCAGACCGCGACCGACATGGCGACCGAGGTGAAGAAGTACCTGGAGGGAAAGCTCCCGATGGTCGACGCCGAGCTGGTGTTCCAGAGCAACCACAACGAATCGCACGAGATAGCCGTCGGCGGTAAGGACCAGACACTGAGCGTATTTTTTGGAGATGCAGCGTGAAGAACATGTTAGGAGTGATGTACGAGATGCAGGCGAACGATTTCTTGAAGAAGACCCCCTTCAAGTACAACGAAGAAAAGATCGTGGACGACTTCTACGACTACCTGAAGTCGACGTATGGTGAGCACTACCAGACCGAGGACAGAGAGAACGACCTACAGTGCTTCGACGCATGGATCGCCATGGGAGACGCTACGCCGACGTTCCGCAACACGGCCATCAAGTACCTCTGGCGATACGGGAAGAAGAACGGCAACAACAAGAAGGACCTGATGAAGGCCATGCACTACATCCTCCTCTGCCTTCACAACGATCACTACAAGGACAAGCCATGAGGATACTCATCACCGGTATCGCCGGCATGATCGGCTTTCACCTGGCCAACAGGCTGATGGCCCACGGTCACAGCGTCGAGGGAGTCGACGACTACAACGACCTCTACTACGACTCCAAGCTCAAGTACGACCGCGCGAAGCTGCTGAAGCTGGCCGGCGTCAAGGTCCACCACGCGGACTTCTCAGAGATCAACTACAACACGTACGACCTGGTGGTTCACCTGGCCGCCCACGCCGCGGTCCGCGTGTCCATGGAGAAGCAGATACCCTACATCATCAACAACGTCACCCGCACTCAGGTGATGATCGAGGCCATCGAGAAGCTTCCCAAGCCGATCCCGGTCGTATACGCCTCGACGAGCTGCGTCCAGCACGGTCAGCCGCTGCCGTGGAAGGAGTCGGACAACCCCGGTCACCAGAACAACTACTACGGCATGACCAAGAGAATGAACGAGTGTCAGTTCATCTCCTCGAAGATACCGGTGGCGGTGGGACTGAGGTTCTTCACGGCATACGGACCATGGGGAAGACCCGACATGGCGCTCTACATCTTCACGAAGGGAATCGACGAGGGCAAGCCGATCCAGGTATTCAACAACGGCAACATGGTACGCGACTTCACTTACGTCGAGGACGTGTGCCAGGGAGTTCACTGCGCCATCAATTATGCCGTGAGCCAGACCGCCTCGAAAGAGATATATAATCTAGGCTACGGGGAACAGGTCCAGCTGATGGACTTCGTTCGCCTGATTTCGAGAGAGCTGGGCAAGGAGCCGATCCTCGAGATGAGGCCGAGGCACCCGGCCGACGTCCTGGAGACGTGGTCGGACACCACTAAGCTCCAGGCTCTCGGATACAGACCGACTACGCCCATCGACGAGGGAGTTCGCAAGTTCGTCGACTGGTACAAGCAATATGAACACTGAATGAGGAACAACATGGCTGAAGATAACAGCGTCACCCCACTGACCCCGACTCCCGCAGAGCAGGCTCAGAACCAACCCAACCCCAACGCCTTCAACCTGTCGATCTCCGTGGAGGAGCTGCGCAAGCGCAAGCTGTTCGTGGCCACTCCCATGTACGGCGGCATGTGCGCGGGCATGTTCACCAGGTCGATCGCCGACCTCTCGGCGCTATGCCACGCCTACGGCATCCCACTCCAGCTGTACTTCCTCTTCAATGAGTCGCTGATCACTCGCGCCCGCAACTACTGCTGCGACGAGTTCATGCGCTCGGGTGCCACTCACCTGATGTTCATCGACTCCGACATCGGCTTCGATCCCAGGGACGTCATCGCCCTCTTGGCCATGCAGGACGAGCAGAGTGACTACGACGTCATCGGCGGTCCGTATCCCAAGAAGTGCATCAGCTGGGAGAAGGTCAAGGCCGCGGTCGACAAGGGCTTCGCCGATGAGAACCCGCAGAACCTCGAGCGCTTCGTGGGCGACTACGTCTTCAACCCGAAGGGCGGTCAGGGATCCATCCCGATCAACCAGCCGGTCGAGGTCCTCGAGATCGGTACCGGGTTCATGATGATCCGTCGTCGCACCCTCGAGAAGTTCGTGGAGGCTTTCCCTCAGTACAACTACAAGCCCGATCACGTCCGCACCGAGGCCTTCGACGGCACTCGCGAGATCATGCAGTTCTTCCAGGCCGAGATCGACCCGAAGAGCAAGCGCTACCTCTCCGAGGACTACTGGTTCTGTCAGAAGATCCAGGAGCTCAACATGAAGACCTGGTTCTGCCCGTGGATGAAGATGCATCACGTAGGCACCTACATCTTCGGTGGATCACTCGCCGACCTAGCCGCGGTCGGTGCTTCAGCTACAGCAGACGTCGGCGCAATCCGTAAGAAATGAGGTGTACAGATATGGCAAAGAAGAGTAAGATGAACGCATACATCCTGCTAGACAGGAGCGGATCGATGGAGACTCTCTGGAAGGAGGCTCTCGGATCCATCAACGGATACGTCAAGGAACTACCTAAAGACGCCAACGTCTTCATGGCAGTCTTCGACTCTATCGGCTACGACGTCATCCGCAACACGAAGGCGGGTGAATGGAAGCCGGTATCCAATGACGACGCCACGCCGCGAGGAGGTACGCCACTGTTCGACGCCTCGGCTCGAATGATGCTGAGGATACTGGACAACAATCCCGACAAGGCGGTATTCGTCGTCATGACGGACGGCGAGGAGAACCACTCGCAGAACTTCAAGCAGGCCAACGTCAAGAGCCTCGCGAAGAACCTCGAAGACAAAGAATACCAAGTGCTGTTCCTCGGCGCCAACTTCGACAAGGTCGGCGACGTAGCCAACCAGTACGGCTTCAAGGCATCCAGCTGGACCAACATC